GCTCAGTCTTCTAAGCCTGCCGCCTCTCCTGTAAATTCTCCCGATGCTTCAATAGGTCTTTCTTCTGCTCCTCATTTGCGGACGCCCGATTTTTCATTGCTTTCTCAAGCTGTTGATTCTTTTTTCAAGAATAAACTTGTTTCTGAACAATCGACTGGTCAAGGTCTTGATAATCTTTTGCGCTCTCGTTATGGTGATGAGTTGTATCAACTTTCGATTGGTAAATCTCGTGAGGAGATTTCTAATCTTCGTTCTCAGTCTGCTCGCAATTATGCCGAAACTGCTGTGGCTTCACTTTCTGCTGATGCTCAGAGGACTTTGAACAAATACCTTGATATGGGACAACAACTCTCGTTGATTACGAAGATGGCCGAGTATTCGTCTATTACTGCCGGAACTGAACTCATGAAAGCTAAATATCGTACTGAGGTTGCCAATGAGATTAAATTGCTTGCTGAGGCCAATGGGCAGAAGATTTCGAATTATGTTGCTCGTGCTACTGCTGAATCTTTAATTGATGCGATGAATAAGGAGAATAAGTATCGTGCTTACGATGCTGCTCTTGGATACGATTATCTTCCTCGCCAGCATTATTATCAGAATCGCCATTTGCCGTACGATCTTCGAAAGAAAGAAGTTGAGGCTGCTATGGCTGAATTTGAGCGTTATACGAGAGATACCCCCGGTAATCGTTGGATTCGTAAAAATATTGATCCTGTTACTGGGATTCTTGGTACGATTCTTGGAGCCACTGCCATTGGAGGAACTGCAAAAGGTATTCAAGGTGTTTCTTCTTATGTTCGTCGCTATAATAATGGTCGCCGTAGTATGAGAGAGTGACTTTATATTTTCTAGTGTTTAGCGAGAGGAGTTTTTTCTCTCGCTATGCTCATTTGTAGCAATGTAGTCGTCTTTACTGCGTATGCAGATTCGCTCGGCCCGTCCTCTAACGGACATGAGGCACGAGCGTGCGCCGCAGGCTCTCTCTTCTAAGTTTTATTTTGCGACAATCCTTAGATTGTTATTACAATATAAAAGTCATTAATCTTTAAACGAAGTCTACACTTGCGCCCGAAGGGTTTGAGGTTTCCCCATTCCTCAAAGGTATTTCTTTATCCTAATTACCCGCAAGTGACACCTAATATCTTATTAACTTTATTTAACGCTTTATTTTTTGGTGTTTAAAATAAAATTTTTATATTTGTATTGTAATAATAACCACAAAAATAAATGATTGATATGAATGAATTTCGTCTTAAAGTATTGATTGTTAAGAATCATCGGAAAGCTGGTGATATTCATTTCCTCAGTAATGCTGCTTCTCTTTCTGAAGCTCAGTCCGATCTTTTTTCACAGTTTGAAGAGTTTAAAACTCTTGTTAAACCTGTAAATCCTGATATTCGGTTCGTTGTTTGTACTTTGTATGAACGTGTTATTAACTTGAATGAAGAATTATTATGAAATACTTAGTTTTAATTCAAGACAATACCAATCCTCAAAGAAAAGAGACGATGATAGTCAGTTCTATTGATCTCTTTGCTTTTTTAAACGAGTATTCAAAAGGAAATACCCTTATTTTCCAAGAAGTTAAAGAATATATTAACCCTGTAAATAATTAAATTATGGCAATGGATGAATCTAAAAAGACTAAAGTTTGGTCGGCTATTATTTCGGCAATTGTTTCCGCTTTGACGGCTTTGTCTTCTATTTTGTTCGGCTCTTAAAATTTTGGATTATGCTTACTAACGATTTGGTTCATAAGGAATTGTCTAAAACGTGTTTACACGGTAAGAACGTATATAACAAGTATACCGGGCAGATGATGTATCAATCGTGTGGTAAGTGTGAAGCCTGCCTCGCTCGCCTTGCTTCTGCTCGATCTATAAAGGTAGGTGTGCAGGCTTCTTTATCTAAATATGTCATGTTCGTAACCCTTACTTATGACACTTATCATGTGCCAAAATGTAAGATTTATTATAATGGCGATAAGAATTATCGGCTTGTTGTTAAACCTCGTGTTAAAGATTATTTTTACGAGACGAAAGAAGACGGATCAAGAAGATTGAAAGGTCTCTCTTATGACGACGATTTTTCGGTCGATTTTGTCGCTGAGAAGAGTTACATTGATGATTTTCGTAAACAAGCATCTTTAAACATCGACGGGAAATACCCGTCGTTAAATGATTGTTATGGTTATCTTTCTCGTAAGGATTGCCAACTATTTTTAAAACGCTTACGCAAGAAAATAAATACACTTACTGATGAAAAAATACATTCGTACGTTGTGGGAGAATACTCTCCCAAACATTTCCGTCCGCATTTCCATTTCTTATTTTTCTTTAACTCGGACAAACTCTCCTCGAACTTTGGATCGATTGTACATTCATGCTGGAAGTTTGGTCGTGTCGATTGGTCTTCCTCGAGAGGTAATGCTGAGTCGTACGTTGCGGGATATGTTAATTCATTTAGCTGCCTTCCCTATCACCTTGGATCGTCTTCTAAAATTGCTCCTTTCGGACGGTTTTCAAACCATTTCGCGGAAAGCTGTTTTGATGACGCCAAACAAGCCCTCCAAGATAGTTTTTCGAGACAAGAAGCCCCCGTATTCTCTCCCTTTCTTAATGGAATACCTAACCTTGTTAATGGCCGACTTCTCCTTACACTCCCTTCCCGGTCGTGTGTCGATTCCTGCTTTTTCCGGAAGGCGAGAGATGGTAGATTGTCTAGCCATGAATTACTGCATCTTATTAGAGCGGTATGCAATGTTATCGAACGAGGAAAAAAACACTTCGTTAGAGACAACCTTAAGTATTCCTTCTTGAGTCATGCCCGTCTTATTGTAAAGACTTGTAAATCATTCCGTTATATAAAAAGAGAGAAATTTTTCTCTCTTCCTTCTAATATTTCTACCGTTCTGTACTATGCTCGTGTAGATCTTACAAAAGAGATTCAAGAATACAAGAATCCCGACTGGGATGAAGCTATGTCTCAATCTCTTTATCGTTTATTTCTTTACACGATGCGATTTGTTCGTTTTTGGAAAATAGATAAAATGCCATATCATGAAGGAATTCGTTTACTCGATATGTGTCGTAAGTATTACTCTTTACTGGATTATCGTTATTTGCGACAAAGATTCCAGTTTCTGGAACAATGTGAAGAGGATATTTTCGATTTCTATATGCACCCTACGGAATATATTGCGGATCATCTTCCGAGGACTGTTGTATCTGGTATTAATCAATATTCTCTTGAACGTCATCAGAAGGCTATTAAACATCGAGAGGTGAATGATCTCAATATTAAATATGTTAAACCTTTTTTGCCTAAAAAGTATGAAAAGACTTTACCTTTATGTAGTTAACCCCTTCTATGATTACGGCCACATTTTCGTTTGTGCTATGGATTACTTTTGTAAATCTCATGCCGAATTACAGCGAAGAGCTGTTGCCTTGGAAAAGGCTTTAAATGTGAAGTCTGTGGATAAGTATATTGTTCGTTTATCTAAAATAGAGGATGTTCAACCTGTACAAGGTGAACTTCCTTTTTGATGTTTAATTAAAATTAAAATTTATGTCTAATTTATTTTCGTATGGAACCATTAAGAACAAACCTGCACGTTCGGGATTTGATCTTTCTAACCATTTAAGTTTTACAGCAAAGGCAGGAGAATTACTTCCTGTTTATTGGAAATTACTTCTTCCCGGAACTAAGGTAAAGCTTAATAATTCGAATTTTACTCGTACTATGCCCGTGAATACGGCTGCATATACTCGTATCCGAGAGTATTTTGACTGGTATTTCGTGCCTCTTCGATTGATTAACAAGAATCTTCCCCAAGCTTTGGTTCAGATGAATGATCAGCCAGTCCAAGCACAAAGTATCGTTTTGAATAAGACGGTTACAAATTCCATTCCGTATACTTCTATGAAGAGTTTGTGTACGATTATTGGTAATTATGAAGAAGGTACTGACCCTAACGATTGTCAAGGATTTCGGCGTGACGCTTTGGCTGCTAAGTTGCTTCGTTATCTTCGTTACGGAAATTTTGCTTATTCTTCTAGTTATTCTAGTTTTACCAATAAAAATTTTAACCTTTCATCAAAGGATGATTTCTCTTTGTTCGGTTCAACCAATTTGTCTTTGAATGTTCTTCCTATTGCCGCTTATCAGAAGATTTATTGTGACTGGTTTCGTTTTGAACAATGGGAAAAAGCTTGCCCCTATACCTATAATTTTGATTATTATACTGGTGGTGATGTTTTGACTCCTATTTTGGATAAAGGACGTGAGTTTTGGAAGACGGATAACATTCTTTCTCTCCGGTATGCTAATTATAATAAGGATTTTTTTATGGGCGTAATGCCTTCTGCGCAATTTGGTTCGGTTGCTACTGTTTCTCTTAATTCTACTATTCTGCCTACTGTTGTGTCGTCTCAAAAAGGTGCTTTGCAGGGAACTGTTGCTACTGATGGCGTAACGGTTACTCTTAAGAATTCAGTTTCTTTGACTCCTGCTTTTACTTCTGGTATTGCTGCTTTTGTTCGTGATAATGCTTTAAAATTTGATATCCTTTCCTTCCGTATTGCTGAGGCTACACAGAAATGGAAAGAAGTAACTCAATGTGCGAAACAAGGTTATAAAGAACAATTGGAAGCCCACTTCAACGTGAAGTTGTCCGAAGCCCTTTCAGATCATTGCCGTTATATTGGTGGTTGTTCTTCTGATATTACAATTTCAGAAGTTTTGAATACGAACCTTTCTGCTTCTGATGCTGATATTAAAGGTAAAGGTATTGGAGGAGGTTATTGTGATGAAACGTTTTCATGTAATGAACATGGTATTTTGATGTGTATTTACCATTCGGTTCCTTTGCTTGATTACTTGTGTTCCGGTCAAGATTATCAGTTATTGCATACGATGGCGACCGATCTTCCCGTTCCTGAATTTGATCATATTGGAATGGAAGCCCTTCCTATTGAGGTTTTATTTAATGAGTATGGTAATATTGGAAACGCTGTTAGTGCTATTGATGTTTTGGGTTATTCTCCTCGTTACATAGGTTATAAGACTTCTGTTGACTGGGTTACTGGAGCATTTGAAACAACTCTTGATTCTTGGGTTTCTCCTCTTACTTCTAAAATTCAGTCTGATAAACTTGCTTTTACCAATTCTTCCTCTTATTATGTAGGTTGGGCGTGGTTTAAAGTTGCTCCTGCTGTTTTGGATTCTATATTTGTTACTAAGGTTGATCATACTTGGGATACAGATCAATTTTTAGTGAATGTTAATTTTGACGTCAAGGCTGTACAAAACTTGGATTATAATGGTATGCCTTATTAATTAAAATGTATTATTATGAGTGCAGATATTTCTTTGTTTACTACAAAAGTTGTTGAAATTCGTCCTATTGACACTCTTATTCGTAGGGTGAATGAGGATGGTTCTATTCGCATTGTTTCTGATGTTACGCTTCTTTTCAATGAGGATCGTATTATTAATGATCTTGGCGAAGATAATTTTCGTAATTTAGTTCGATCTATGCAGGATAATCCGGCTTCTCCTTATAGAGATTCCGGATTGACTGACGATCAGATGATTGAGACAATCAAGTCTCGCTATCTTCAAACTCCCTCGGAAGTTCGTGCTTGGCTTGAGAAACTCGTGGATAAAGCCGAAATTGTTAAATCTGATTATGAATCTTTGATTGAAGAATATGAAGCCGAAATGGCTGCTAAGGTTGCCGCTAAGGCTGCTTCTGATGTTGGTGATCAATCTTCTAAATCTGAGTAGTTATGCCCATTGATTTAGGTTTAGCCACCTTGATAGGTGCAGGAGTTTCTGCCGGAGCCGCAGGCATGAATGCGGTTTCCTCCGGTAAGATGAATAAGCGTGCTGTAAAGTACAATAAATGGGCTTTACAGCAGCAAATGGATTTTAATGCACAGCAAGCGCAGCTTGGTCGAGATTGGCAACAGCAAATGATTGCAGATCAGAATGAGTACAATCTTCAGCAATGGAATCGGGAGAATGAATACAATTCTCCCGCCGCTCAGCGTGCTAGAATTGAAGGTGCAGGACTGAATGCTGCATTGATGATGCAAGGACAAGGTAATATTGGAATGGCTCAGTCTTCTAAGCCTGCCGCCTCTCCTGTAAATTCTCCCGATGCTTCAATAGGTCTTTCTTCTGCTCCTCATTTGC